TTTGTACACCAAGTGAGGTTATTACAGCCTCGTAGCTGCGCGCCACCTTTTCATTGGCTATCACTATATCATCACCTAAAATACAATAATCCTTGAAATTAGTCCGGTTAAGAACTAACTCAGCGGAGTATTGTACGATTAAATGATGACATAGTGAAAATATACCCCATGATGAGTAGGCTCCCATTGGTTGGCCAACTGAGTACTTTACGTACTTGTTTGTCCAACCAACTAGGAACTCTTCATCACAGAGTATAGAGTGCCATGCTGATGCTCGTTCTTCGCCTAACACTTTCGACATAAAGGCTTTCTGTATTACTACAGGAAACCGATCTGTCGCACCTGTTAGGTCGAAGGAAAAGTATGGTCCGACTTTAGGAAGGATCTCTAGGAACGATCCTTGATTGAAGGTCGCATCAGTTCTGAGAGCCCGTAACTGATCGAAAGACCAATTATGGATACTCTTCAGAACTGTTTGTGACCACCAATCGAGGATCGCTATGACTCTAGCCTTCCCTTCTGGAGCTTTGACGAATGTAATTCGCCTAAGCGAGTCATTTCTATATTTTCCTTGGATTTCTCCTTGGTAGATATGGTCTTGACTCTTCAGAAGGTAATCTCTAGATTCATAACAGTTGTCTAGCCAAATCCCAAATTTTGGTCCTCCTAATAGCTTTAAATTCTTGCGAAGTTTATCGCTCATTAGGAAGAGCTCGTTTGGGATTGTCCAGACAGCTGGTCCGAGAGGTCCCGCCTTGGTCGAACTATGCGGTTCATTCCAGAAAGACTTTGGAGGAACAAAGAAGAACCTCTTATAGTTATCCATTACCCAGGAGCACGCCGCCTTTAGGGCGTCGCTGCTTCCTGAATATGGAGCTATAATAGGATCTATCTTTGGTGCCTTCACATCTTCGATAAGATAGCTTATTTGCAATAATGTAAGTAAGCATCTTATTGTATGATGGTCTTTGAGTTTGATAGCGTTCTTTACATTGATCTTAAAGATCGATGGAAGACCACTCTTATCAACCTTAAAGAAAGGTCCTTCAGGAATAACGTCATCTGCGAGTGATTTATATAGAATAAGCCTGATGTGTTTAATCAGTCTTATTGTATCTAAACCACCTCGATTTCGATGCTGGTGTGAAATAAAATCTAAAATTACAATGTA